CGAGCCTGTCACGCTGTCCGAGGCGAAAGCGCATATGCGCGTCACGCACACGGACGAAGACACGCTCATCACCTCGCTCATCGTGGCGGCTCGCAACTATGTCGAGGGACTGGCGAATCGGCCGCTCGTGAATCGCACCTACACTCTGAAGCTCGATCGCTTCCCGCGCGGCTACGAGATCATCCTCCCGGCCGGCAAGGTCTCGGCGGTGTCCTCGATCACCTATGTGGACACGGCGGGCGCGACGCAGACCTTGAGCGCAAGCGCGTACACGCTCGAAGGCCAGAGGCTCCCAGGCTCGATCGTCATCAACCCAAGCACGATCTCGGCGTGGCCGAGCACGCGGGTCTACTCGGGCATCTCAAGCGTGACGATCGGCTATACGGCCGGCTACGGCGCGGCGGCGTCCAATGTCCCGCAGGCTCTCCGGCAGGCCGTGCTGATGTCGGTCGCGTATTGGTATGACATCGCTCGCGAGACCGGGAGCGAGACCGCGCTCACCGAAGTCCCGCATGGCGTGGAGTCGCTCGCTCGGATGTACTCGATCCCGAGGATGGCATGAGGCGAGTCCGCTCTGGCCTGATGCGTACCCCGTTCCTCGTGCTCAACCGCACGACGGATCTCGACGAGTTCGGCTCGCTCGAGCCGACCTTCCTATCCGTCGGCACCGTGGTCTGGGGCTACCTCAAGGGAACCTCCGCCGCCGAGGGTGTCGATCGCGAGCAGGTCACGCAGCAGAAGACCTACGAGATAATGATGCGCGAGATGGACATGAGCCGAGTCTCGACGACGGCCCGCCTCCAGACGGATACCCGTACCTTCGAGATCATCGGCATCGAGCAGTATGACGCTCGACAGCAGACCGTCACGGTGCGCGTTGAGGAGGTGTCCTGATGTCCCAACCGTTCCTCGAGAGCGTGAACTTGTCCGGCGGGAAGGAACTCGTCGCGGCGTTCAAGAAACTCGACGAGAACCTCAAGAAGGCGATGATTGAGCGCGTGGCGACGCGCACGCTCGAGCGCATCGCCGCCTCCATGCGATCCGAGATCAACTCGATCTCCACGAACACGGACAAGGGATTCCCCGGCGATCGTCTCTGGCCGTACATGAGGCGCGGCCGCATGGTCTCGCCGGGTCTCGCGCGTGCGAAGGTCTCGACGGCTATTGCCGTGATCCCGCTCGGCTCCAAGCAGCGTCGGCTCTACATAGGTCGCCGCATCGGCGTGACCGGGAAGAGCGGAGCCTTCTACGGCCGGCTCATCGAGAAGGGCTTCTCGATCGTCCGCAAGGGACGGATGCGCGGTTGGGTGAAGGGCAAGAAGGACATCCCCGGCAAGTGGGTCTTCTTCCGCCTCTTCAAGCGGCTCAAGCCGGGAGCCGAGGCATCGGCGGTGCAGGAGTTCACGGACTTCATCAACGAGTGGGGCCGGATCAAGTCCACGCCAAGTAAGGATCAATCGTGAGCGCACAGACCGTATGGAACATCGAGACCGCGATCAAGGCCAAGGTCGCCGCTACGACGAGCCTGACCTCGATCATCGGCACGAACCCGGTGCGGATCTACCCGGAACTTCGGGAGGACAACGGGTCGCTCCCGGCGATCGTGTACGAGTTGAACTCGAGCGCGCCGTATCTGGTGCTCTCGGGCGTGCCGACCCTCACCCGGTCGAGCGTGTCGCTGCATTGCCTCGCGCTCGACAAGAAGGTCTCCGTGGACATCGCCCAGAAGGCTCAAGCCATCTTCGCCGACTGGTCGCAGGACTTCTCGTCCGGCGGGGTCGTGAAGATTTCCGTCAAGGCGAGCCGGGTCTCGACGATCCAGACCGACTACCAACCGCCCGCAGATGGTGCTACGCACGGTTTATATCTGGCGACGCTAGAGGTAGTCTCGATGCACTCCTAACGAGGTACTCCGCATGGCACTCTCCGCATACAGCACTTCGCTCACGGTGAACGGAAACACAATTGGTGAAGTAACCAACATCTCGGTCGGCGGTTCTTCCCTGACCGAGATCGACATCACGAACCTTACGAGCACGGACAAGTCCTACATCATGGGTGCGCTCGAAGCGGGCACGCTCACGATCGACTTCTTCGCGCCGGCCAACTGGTCGGGATTCGATTCAAACATTCTTCCTGCGAGCGGCGACTCGGTCGCTGCGGCATTCGTGATTACCTTCGCCGGCGGATCGCTCGATGCTTCCTTCAACGGCATCTGCACGAATCTCTCGATCTCGGCCGAGCAGGACGGGGCCGTGACCGCGTCCGCTAGCGTCAAGCTCACTACCGCAATCACTTGGAGCTAACTCATGGCAATCGTCGCACCCGGCTCAACCTTCTCATACGCCACCGTCGTCGGATCAGCAGGATCGACCTTCACCGCCGTCGGCGAGATCAAGTCGATCTCCGTCGATGGGATCTCGATCGCCGAGATCGATACCTCCGCGCTGTCGGCGAGCGTGAAGTCATTCATCGGCGGCACGAAGGACTCGGGCACGATCTCCGTGACACTCTTCGCGCCCGCGTATTCGGCCGGCCTTCTCGGCACGGGATCGAACAACGGCGCGCTGAACCCGGCGACCTATGCAAACGGTGCCGACTACCGCAACTTCAAGATCCAGTTCGGGCCGAACACGGGCACGGGCGGCTTCGAGTTGGCCTTCTCGGGGTATGTCACCTCGTTCAATGTCTCGGCCGCAGTCGATGGAGCGGTCGAGGCCGATCTCACCGTCCGCGTGACTGGCGGCTTTACCTCCTCGACCTGATCGCCTCGCACATCTCGGAGCACCACACCATGACCGCATCCAAGCACTTCGTGCTTTCACTCGCCGCCTCCATTCCCGTGGAGGCGGTTTCCATTCCTGGCATTGCCGAGCCGATCTCGATCCGTGGCCTCACGGCCGGTGAGCGCGACTCGTTCGAGGCCGCGTGCTTCATCGGCAAGGGCACCAACCGTGAGATGAACTTCGTGAACCTCCGCGCGCGCCTCCTCGTCCGATGCATCTGCGACGCGGACGGCAAGCGGCTCTTCGCCGACGGCGATGTCGAGCAGGTCGCGGGCCTCCCGGCTCGCGTGATCGACCCGCTCTTCGAGGTCGCCCAGAGGCTCTCGGGCATGGGCGCGAAGGATGTGGAGAGCATGACGGGAAACTGACCGAGCGAGCGTGCCGGCGGTTCCTCTTCCGCCTCGCGCTCGCGCTCGGGATGACGGTCGCCGAGGTCGAGTCTCGCGTGTCCTCGCGCGAACTCACCGAGTGGATGGCGTATGACGCGCTCGAACCGATCGGCGGATTCCGCACCGACTACGGTTTCGCGATGCTCGCCGCGCTCTATGTGAACGCGCACCGCAAGCCGGGTAGTACGGCGGCGAAGGTCTCCGAATTCATGCCGTGGCTCCCGAAGTCTCCTGCCGCGGAGAGTAAGGGGCCGGACGCTTGGATCGCTATGCTCAAGGCACTAGGAGGCTCGAAGAGTGGCTAACACGGGCGACCTGTTCGTCAACTTCAAAGTCAACGCCGACGGACTCCAGAGCGGGTTCGCCGCTCTGAACGGCTTCGTCGGCAAGTCCAAGCGCGACCTGGCGGCGATGGACGGTGCGGTGAACGCGCTCTCGAGCACGCTCGCAAAACTCGGCATCGATCCATCGTTCATCTTCCAGATGCGCGACCTTGCGCAGATCGGCACGAAGCAGATCCCGAAGTTGGTCGAAGGCATCGCGGCACTCGAACGGCAGGCCGGGAAACTCTCTGGTCTGACGGCTCCTGCGCTCCAGATGCCGGCCGTCGCTGCGCCGCCTACCGACGCGCTCGCGTTGATGCGAAAGAGTTTTGCCGAGGCCGTGCAGGAGTTGGAACCGATCCAACTTCCGAAGATCGAGGGAGGAGCGATCACGGCCGCGCTCGGGAAGATCCGCGACTTCGCGGGCACGATCCCGGCCCGGTTCGTGGCTCTCCGCGAGTCGATGTCCTCGGCGTTCGCATCGGGCGCGACGGCCGCGACTGGCGCGCTCTCGAAGATCGGGCCGGCGATCTCGTCGCTCCCGACGCTCGCCTCGACGGCGTTCGGTCGGATCAAGGCGGGCTTCCAAGGATTGCCGGCATCGAGTTCGACGGCGTTTGAAGCGATCAAGAACGGCGCGCTCAAGTTCGACGCGACGCTCACGGGCGTGGCGGCACGGGCCGCGACGGCCGGCCGTGCGATCGGGGCCGCGCTCTACACGGCTCTGGGGCCGATCGGCATCATCATCGCGGGAATGGCGGGCCTGTACGCGATCATGGAGAAGTTCGTCTCGAATGCCGAGGCTCGAGTCGCCGAGTCGAATGCGCGCATCGAGGCGAGTATGTCCCGCACCAAGGCGGCTATCGACGAGGTGCTCGGATCGCTGAAGAACATCCGCGCCGAACGCGAGCGCACGGAAGCGAAGTCGGAGGGCATCGAGGCGGACATCAAGGGTCTTCAAGCTCTTCTCAACGCTCGAGGCGATGGAATCCGATTCACCGAGGAGCAGATCGCACGAGAGCGCGAACTCCGTGACGAGATCGCAGCGAACGCCGCAGCGCAGAAGACGCTCGCGGACGCATCGCGTGATCGAGCTAAAGCCGAGGAGACCGTCCGCAAGGCCGAGCAAGGCTTGCGCGATGCCGAGATGTCGCTCAACCTGGGCGAGATCGAGGAGTCCAAGTTCAACGAACTCGAAGCGAATCTCAAGCAGCAGTACGCGATCCAGAGTGCGATGCGCGCCCCAGAAGAGGAAGCCAAGAAACTGGCCGAATCGACGAGCCAGTCGCTCGCCCTCGAGCAGCAACGGCTCGACCTCGTGTCGAAGGTCGCCGAGCAGCGTCGGCGCGAGGCCGAGGCCGAGGCCCAG